AGAATCATTGTAATCTATTTGTTCGTATAGTTTTGTAAGATTAAATAGTGATGATTTACTATCATCCCTAAATGCGTGACCTTCTGTTCTAGGAAATTGCCTATAATGTTCGTTTAGTGCATTTGAGTCTCTCTTTAATGAATCAACTTCAGCTTCCCAATAATCAATAGCACCATTAATAATTTTATTTCCATCTACACCAAGTATTGGAGTCTTTGGTTTTTTGAATACAGGCATACCATATTTATCTATAAACCCTTCCATATTCCATTCCATAGGAATAAACAATGAATATAATCCGGATTTAGTTTGACCATTTGCGTTTCTTATTGTTATATCAGAATCATAAAAAAGTGTTTTATAATTATCTCCACCTTTGCTAAGTGCATTGGATGTAGAACCCATCATACATTTGCCAATAATTTTAGAACCTAAACGTAAACAGGTTTTAGTTACACCCCAATTATTTAAAATATTATTAGGTTTGAGCCATTTTGCGCTTTCGTCATGTGCCAAATAAAGTAATTTTTCTCCATCATATGAATTATCCTCTGTATTTTTCCAATCTATAGTAGTATCTAATCCTTGGATTTCATTATCCTCAGTTTCATACATATTATTTTTTGTAATCTTTTTTGCAGGTATTTTGTAAGAGAGTTCTGTTTTAGGTTTATCCATACCATCCATAATAGGAGTAAAGAAAAACGGAAGTTTGCTGTTTATTGGTACTACCTTATCGGTAAACATTTTCTTAGCATCAGCACCTGTCTTAGATAGTATACCAACCCTAGCATTTTTAGCAAGTGTTCCAAGATTTACAGCCTCTGAGGAACACATAAATGAGAACCCTGAACGTCTAATCTTCAAATAAATCATACCGTATGACCTTATATCTGCCTTACAAGCTTCCCAAAATATATAAAATATTCTATTAGCCTCTCTAAAGTCTGGGTATCCAATATCTATACTTGACCACTGCATATACATCCAATGAGACCCTGTTATATAAGTAGGCTCACCATTGTTCATAAACCAATAACCATTTTCACGGTAATCAAACTGTTGCTCTATATAATCTACCCATTTGTTTTTAAACACCGATGGCATTTCATTCCAATGGAATATAGATTGTATTTTATTTAATTCGCTGTGTGATTTATCTCTCTCCCAATATTGTTCAGACCTAATAGTATTTCTTATTTTTATTGTTTTAGGTTCTTCAGGGAGTGCGATTAAAAGACCTGATATATTAATTATTTGACCTATTCTACCTGTCTTAGATATAATGACCATATCATATTTATCATTATACCCATATAGCCAAGTGCGTGAGTTATTCTTTTGATATAATATTTTCTTATCTATATAGTCATTAACAACACTATATATTTTATTTACCTGCTGATCTTCTTTCTGCAAATCCTTGCTTTGTGTCAATTTTGTCATTTGAACTGTTAATTAAATTTAACGTATCTTCTTCAGCCTCTATCCTTGTAAGTATTTCAAATGCATCAAATATCGCCATTTTTTTAGCTGCTGCTGCGTTTTTTAATCTATCTGCCGCCAAATCTGTATCATCACCTGATTTTATTATATCTTCTTTTGCAACTATTATTAGTTGCTCTACTGCCGCATGTCCAGCAACTATTATCTCCCTCTTTAGTTCTTCAATGCTTTTCATAATTTTATAGTTATTTGATGGTCAAACATTCTATATAACTTTTCTCCATCTATATTAAACTCATACTCACTATCCGGGGTATAACATACACTATCTCCATTGTTAATATTGTTTGATAAAAGATATTTATTTGTATATTTCATTATGCCCATTAGGGGTTCTTCTGAAAAAGGTTTATCTATATAACTCTCTATAACAGGCATAGGCTTTACAAAACAATACTTATCATATGAGAAATATTCACCATTCCTTTTGTACATAAAAAACTGATCCATTTCAATAAAGAATAAATTGTCTCTAAAAAAACTCTTGCCACTTTTTCTGTTACCCTTTATATCATTATAAAATTTAAATACATTATGATGTACTACTAATATATCCCCTACCATTATTTCTCCTACATAATTAACAGGGAGTTCAATAACTTCTGCATATCGGTTAGAAAACGCATGGTCTTCTTCTGATGTGCTAACTATAAGAGTTGTACCATCTATATCTTTGGTATTATTATACCTCCTGTCATCAAAAGGTTTTGCTATAAAATAAAATGGAGATTTCATTAAAAATTTATATTATACTCAATAGCTATTGGCATATTACTAGTAAATTCTTTCCATAATAATACTTCCTCTTTTTCATTAATAATATATATTTTGATAGATTGCGTTTCTATATTATGCTTAATAAGATGTATTTCATTACTATCACCCAATACTTTTTGACCAACAATATAGTGCATAGCACTTAATTTGTAGTCTGGACCTACAGATATTTTTCTAATATCCATAGTAAGTTAAGTGTTTTTATGTGTTATTTCACCTGTTTTCATATTGATAATAGTATCAGGTCCATACTTTTGAATGATACCAGTTTCAGTAACCTGGAAATCTTTTCTTAATTGTTCAATAGACTTTAATGTTTCATATTTTGAAAGTTCTAGTTCAGAAATAGCGTTCTTCAACTTGCTGTATTCTGCATTAATGTCGGATATTAATTTAAATTCCTCATCGGTTAATTTGTTTGATGCATCATATGTGCCACCTTTATGTAATTCCATTGTATTTAATTTTTTTCAAATGTATATATTTATTTTAATATATAATTGTTGAAAGGAGAGGATTCGAACCTCTATCTATAGATTAGTTGTCTATTGCTTTACCATTTAAGCTACCAATCAAATTTACTTTATTAGAATAAAACTAACAAGTATAGCACTAACTATGCCTGCAAATAATTTATTTCGTTTAGTATTTGCATTTATTTTGTCGTATTCATTTAATAACTCTATTTTTTGTTTTAATAATATATCTACATACCCTTTGTTTAGAGTAACTTGGTTTCTTAAATTCACAACTTGGGAACTACACGCATCTAAACTACGACTTTGAATTCTGATTAATGTATCCTGACTTAAAATTATAGCATTCGCCTGTTCTACAACTTCAGAACATTCATTGGTGGTTACTACACTATCACTCCATACTTGAACTATTTTTGTTTTATATATAGTTTTTGCTGTTTTAACGTGGCTATTTAAGTATTCTATACTATCATATAACTTTATGATTTGATTGCTGTATTCGGCTTCTAAATGGTCGTATATAGCATTTGAATCTGAATGTATAATAATTGTAGGTGTTTCGGATACAACATTTTTACTTTGTTTATTACATACCCAATTTATCCCAAATAGGGACAAACAAACTGCTATGACAATCAACTTTACTTTATTGCTCATATTTTTTTTAACATTTCAATTAATTTTGGATGAGGATAGACATCTGACTTGTCTTTCCTTACTGAATTATGGGTATACAATCCGTTTTCCCCTTTCAAGGCTCTATTGGTTATGTCCCAAATGTCCTCCTTGTAACTGATATCTATTTTGTATTTATCCTCCCATAGGAGCAATAACTCTCTCAAGTTATCTATTTGCCCATCCGTATAGTTTTCATACGCTATATGCCCTTTAAATGGCTTATCAAGTATACATACATCAGTTACTTCCTTGTTAACATAATTATAATATTTGCCATCCTTCTCGGTAAGGTAGCCCCAGTTACATATTTCTACTCCTATGCTTAACTTATCAAGGTTCTTATATGGTAATGGACTAAAGTTTTTTGGTGCTAACCCAAGATGGTATGCCCAATGTTTTGAATTAAATCCTTGGACCATCGTTCCATCTCTACCGATGACAATGCAAGTAGCAACATGAACTGGAGTTCTCTGCCAATCCATGAAGACATTCTCTGCTGATGGTCCCCCGGCAGTATGGTGTAGATATATTTGAGTTTTAACCTCCTCTACAGGATAGTAGTTACTAAACTTTATTTGCCGTAATTTCATCTTTAGAAAAAAATAAAACCATTGCCCCACCTATAAATGTTCCGCAGTCACTTAATGATGCCTTATCTAACCAAACTAAAACCAATGAGATTAACATTAGTCCCATACCAAGACTTGATGTCTTCCAATTTTGAAAAACTCTATTATACATTATCCTTGTCCTCTATTAATTTTCTTGTAGTTCTTGCTTGACTTCAATTTGCTTGATTTGGTCTTTGCGTGAACACCCTTCCTTGTTACTTTATTTGTCCTTTGAAATGTTTTGATTTCTTTTGCCATGGATATACTTTTTATATTCGTTAAGAGTTCTTGCTAATGTATATATTATTGTAGCTAACAATAAAATTGTCTGCAATAGAATATTTAGGTTAGCCGTATTTATCGTTATAAAACATAATAAATTTGC